GAAGATAGCTTTTCGCTCACAAGAGAGGAATTACACTTCTCAAACGATCTTGACCGCGAACTCTTGGACAAGAAACCTTGCACCAGAGAACACACGCCAAATAGATCGAAATATCAAATATCCTATTACTGGAGGAATAAGCCGAAAATCCAAGAGCGAAAACGCCAGTACTACTTTCGCAATAAAGAGTACATAGACGAACAAAACAGGGTACACAAGCAAAATAATGCGGAAAAGTATCGGCAATATCAAAAAGCATACCGCGAGAGACACAAGGAATCTCTGCGTGAAAAGCAAAAAGCCTATCGAGAGGCTAATCGAGAAAAAATCAAAGAGTATAACCGCCAATACCGCAAAGATCATCTAGCGGAAACAGCGGAGTACAGGCGCAGGTATCGGGAGAAAAAGAAAGTGGAGGTAGTTGGATGAATGTTGCATACAACATTGATTGTATGGAGTATATGAAAACACTGCCGGATAAGGTGTTTGACCTTGCTATCGTGGATCCTCCGTATGGGATCAACGCACCTAACATGACCATGGGCACAAATCTATCTCGTCAGAAGAATGGTTGCCCGGGCGAGAGTGTGGCGCAACGAAGTATCTAAGAATCAAGTGATTTGGGGAGGTAATTACTTTGATTTACCACCGACCAGAGGAATATTGATTTGGGACAAGCTGCAGCCGTGGGATAACTTTTCTCAGTTTGAACTGGCGTGGACATCATTTGATTTTCCTGCAGGAATATTTAGATATTCAAATACGGGTGGCGCGAATTCGGAAGAGAAGATACACCCAACACAGAAACCTGTGCCTTTATACATTTACGTTTTGAATCGCTGCGCAAAACCAGGCGACCGCATACTCGACACACATTTAGGGTCTGGATCGTCACGAATAGCCGCGTATAATCTAGGGTTTGATTTTGTCGGTTGTGAAATTGACAAAGATTATTTCGAAGCGCAGGAGAAACGGTTCTTAAGTCATTCTTCGCAAGTAAATCTGTTCTTACAAGAAGATCAACAAATAGCGCTACAGGAGGAAATTCTATGAAAATTTACATAGCCGGAAAAATAACAGGAGATCCAAACTTCAAAGAGAAGTTCGAAAAAGCAGAACAGGAACTTAGGCTATCGGGAGATGTCGTTCTTAACCCGGCAGAACTTCCTTCAGGAATGAACCCAGGCGATTACATGAGGATCTGCCTGTCGATGGTAGATTCTGCGGATGTCATACTTTTCTTGCCGGATTACGCAGACAGCCCGGGAGCACAGATCGAGTTGAAATATGCGAATTATATTGGGAAGGAAGTGATGTTTGCGTGATGAAAGAAGAAAGACAAAAGTATGAACGACCGGAAGGTGTTCTCTCTCCGCTAAAAGCTATCAGAGCGAAGTGTTTAGATTGCATGTGCGGAAGCTTCAAAGAGGTTTCGATTTGTCCTATCGAAAATTGCCAGTTGTACGCCTATCGTTTTGGACGCAGACCTAAGAATGGTAGTACAGATATAGGCGATGTACAAGATGAAGAAAACAACGAGATAGGTAGCGGTTTAGCTGACGAGGAGGAATATTGATGAACACATACGAAGCCAGACGCGCAGGCCGTGAATACTGCAATACAGAAGGAAGCGAACACTACAAGGGTGGCGAGGTTGAGCCGTTAGACTTGATATTCGCCCTTGGGTACGGTGAAGGATTTTGCATGGGTAGCGCGATTAAGTATGCAAGCAGATATAAAAACACCAGAAATTTAGATGACCTGAAAAAGGTTTCTGACTATGCACATATCCTTTGTGGGGTTGAGTTGGGACAGAATGATGCTGAGATTGCGACGGACAACACGCCAAACGTACACAAACTTGCAAAACAAATCTGCATTCTTTTTGACCATAACTGCGAAGGGTGTCCGATCGGAAGCGCAAACAATGGAAAGCATATTGATTGCTGCGATCTAACAACGCAATTTCCGCAAGAAGCAATCGCAATCATGCGAAAGGCGGTGGAGTAGGGTGGAATTATCGATAATCGAAAAATCAAAACACACCAAAATCAAGGTTCCAGCGAAGAAATATTCTGCTTTTAGAAACATGATACAGACTTACATTACCGTTTACGGTGGTCACGAAATAAAGAGAAACAGCAAGTTTATGTACTTTGAAATTTACGCTGATTTGCTCAATAGAAAGGCGGTTGAGTGATGAAACCGATTCTCGATGCTTGCTGCGGATCAAGAATGTTTTGGTTTGACAAGCGAAATTCAAATGTTGAGTTTTGCGATAAAAGAGAGTTGTCGGTATCTCGTAGCTGGGGAGAGTATGATTCTGTTCGACATATTGAAATACATCCGGATACGGTGTGCGACTTTACATCGTTACCATTTGCAGACAAATCCTACAAACTGGTTGTATTTGATCCACCACACCTAATCCACGCAGGTGAAAATGCTTGGCTGACACTTAAATATGGAAGGCTTGATAAAAGTTGGCCGCAGATGATACATGATGGTTTTTGGGAATGTATGCGCGTTCTTGATGATTACGGGACTCTAATATTCAAATGGTCAGAAGTTCAAATACCATTGCGAAAAGTGATAGATGCAATTGGTTTGGATCCGTTGTTTGGGCATAGAAGCGGAAAGCGTAACAATACACACTGGATGTGTTTTATGAAAATGCCAAATGGAAAGGCGGTATCACATGAAACCAACGGTATTTAACTGCGCGGATTATGTACTGTTACAGGAAGAATTTGATTTGCTTAAAGCAAAGGAAAATGGAATCCTTGAGGCAAACGCAGAACTAGCTAGGCAGAATGCACTACTTAGAGTGGAACTAGAAAAAGTTAAAACCGAACGCGACCAATACAAAGCAGCCTTGCAGAATTGGCATGAAGATGATGGATGGGGTGGTAAGTGATGGAGAGGTTAACTTACAAATTCCAAGGTCAGAACCTTACAAACGAAATCAATGGTAGTTGGTTGACATCACCTGCTCAATTCTACGGAACTTCTGTTGACCGCCTAGCAGCCTATGAGGATACCGGATTGATGCCTGAGGGAATTCAGAAACTAAAATCCAGCAAACTAATGGATGTTGTTGCTTTGAACAATCTGCTACAAACAGAACTCGAACAGGTTGAAAGAAAGAACAAAGCTCTCGAGAATGCCAACAAACGAGCATATGAAGATGGATTCAATGATTGCAAAAAGGCTGATGATGCACTCATAGCGAAACTACGGCGTGAATTAGAACAGCAACGATCTGCAAGCGAAACAAAGCTAATCAATGATATTGAGAAGTTTAAGCATCTATTCAATAGCACGTTAGCCGAATTTGAACAGGTCAAGGCTGAACGAGATAAGGCGGTTGAGGATCAATGGATCGAGAAGGCTAGCGATGGAACCGATTATGTTCTTGCTTATGCAGATGGGGTTTATTGCGTAACCGACGAGAGAGGCCGTGTTATCTGTGAGTTTATACGCGGAATTGGAGATCAAACACGGACCGACGCACAAGAACCGTGGAAACAGAAAATAATGAACGATTTTACGAAGGTGGAGTAGGAGGGGTGGTAGATGGAATTGAGTAAGCCGACAAACGCAATGGTGTTATCAGACGCATTAAAAGCGTTCCCTGATTTAGACACAGAAGCGCAGGAGCACATAGCTGATTATATCGCATGCCCTAGCACGGATTACTGTAACTATGACGGTAGTAACCACGAAGTATGCTCCACCTGCAAGGCAAAGTGGTTGCTAGAAGATTGGGAGGACTAACCATGAGAACGATTGAAGAGATTAAGGATGAAATTGAGCTTTTGGTAAGAAGAAATGCGGATAAAATGCATGAAGAAATTTACAGATGCCAAGTTGAGCTAGCGCAGGTGATCACAAAAGATATCACGCTTGAACGCCTCGAAGCCATCTGCCAAGCCGAGCGTGAAGGGAGGTGCTTCTCGTTCCCGGTGAAGATAGGAACAGAACTTTGGCACATATACGAACAAGAAAATGGTCCGAAAAGATGTTATGCGTCTGAGGATAATATTTTCCTAATTTCAAAGAGAATCGGAAAAACCGTATTCCTCACCGAAGCAGAAGCAAGAGAAGCGCTAGGAGGTGCAGAGGATGGAAATTGAAAAAGCAATTAAAACGATGGAATACAACAAGGATTTGCTTGGCATGCCAGACCAAGGAAGCACATGGAAACCTAACGCTAACACAATAGCTTGCGATATTGCCATCACTGCCTTGCGGGAAAAGATTGAACGGGAGAAAGGATGTGAATTATGCAGAGATAAAACTCCAATACCACAATTCGGTATGCCGCATGAGTTTTTAATAAGAGGTGATTCGCTTCTTTTTTACGATCAGGAGTTAGGGTGGGAAGGAACAAAAATATCGCACTGTCCTCAATGCGGCCGCAAGTTGAAAGGGAGTGGGG